AAATATAATGAAGCATTTTGTATGGTTGAGATTAACGATGTTGGTCAACAAGTGGCTGACATTCTTGAGAGAGATTTGGAATATGAGAACATGGTCAGCACGTCTTTTAAAGGTAGAGATGGGGTAAAAATCAGTTCTGGCTTTGGTGGTGTTCACATGGTCAATGGTCTCAGAACAACACTAAAAACAAAGAAGATTGGTTGTTCAAACTTAAAAACTCTTATCGAGAATAAAAAACTTATTGCCAATGACTTTGAGGTAATCAGTGAGTTGTCAACATTTATTTCTACGGGTCAGACGTTTGCTGCTGACAAGGGAAAGAATGACGATATTGTAATGACTTTGGTGATGTTTGGTTGGATGACGACACAAGATTACTTCAAAAACCTTACAGATACTGACTACGTTCAAAATCTTTTACAAGAAAGAAAAGAGGAAATGGACTCAATGCTTCCGTTTGGGTTCATAAACTCTGGTGATGGATATGAAGATGACGGCTTAGTTTTATAACCAACATCCGGATTTAATAAATATGATTGCAGTTTCTTATCTAAGGAGAATACGATGGCATTTTTAGTAAGTCCGGGAATTCAGGTCAGAGAATTTGACCTAACTACTGTCGTTCCTGCAGTAGCCACAACTGAGGGGGCGATTGCTGGTGCCTTTTCTTGGGGTCCAGTAGAGGAAAGAGTATTAATTAGCAGTGAAAAGGATTTAGTTAACAAGTTTGGTGAACCTACCGAATCGAACTTTGAGACTTTTTTCACAGCAGCGTCTTTCTTAGCATACGGCAATCAACTTTACGTATCTAGAGCTATTGATAGCACAGCTTTCAATGCTACGGCTAATGTTGGTGTAGTTGCTAATACACTTGTTCGTAATGACGATCATTACGAATCTTTAACATTTGGTGATACAGATCTTCTGTATATTGCAAAGTATCCGGGTACAAGAGGTAACAGTTTGCAGATTTCTGTCTGTGATTCTGCTGATGCCTATTCTAATAATCACACCAATTCCGATTCTGATACTTCTGTAGCACTTAAGATTTTTGCTGGTTCTAATACAGCAAACCTTGACATTTCAAACAACGTTGATGGCTTTTCAACTGCAAATAGTGAGATGGCTACGATTAAGGGTAAATTAAACGTTGGTGATTTGTTGGAAGTTGGTAACACTACCCTTGGAACTCAGTTCTTAAGAATTGAAAATATCGGAGATGCTACACGAATTGGCACTTCAAATACATATACTTCCACAATTCGTCTTTCGGAAAAAGTTGCGCTGATCCAAGATATTACTATGGATACTGTAAAGAGAAGATGGGGTTTCTTTAATCTTTTCGACTCAGCGCCCGGAACATCCGATTATGTTTCCGATAGAAACTCTGCTGGAGAAGCAGCAAGAGATGAAATGCACGTTGTAGTCTTAGACGAAGATGGTGGTATTACTGGTCAAAAGAGAACTGTTATTGAAACATTCTCTAACTTATCTAGAGCGTCTGATGCTAAAACGGCAGATGGTTCTACAAACTATTATAAGACTGTACTGAATAATCAGTCCGAATGGGTTTGGTGGGCAAATGATAGGTCTGGTGCTGCTTCTGCAACAGCAACTAATATCGCTGAGTCAACAAATGAGGATCCCCTTTATCTTTCCTTCAGTCAAGGAACAGGAGAAGGTGACGAAGGAACTATTTCTCTTGGCGCTCTGCAGAGTGCTGCAGATTTCTTTGCTGATCCAGAAAAAGTAGACATTTCTATTATTATGCAGGGCAAAGCAAGAGGTGGTTCAAATGGAACTACTTTTGCAAACTATCTTATTGATAATATTGCTGAAAAGAGACTTGATTGTGTTGTTACAATTTCTCCTGATAGAGCAGACGTTGTAAATAACAGAATTGATCCTTTAAACGATGTAACGGCATTCAGGAACACCTTAAGAGCATCTTCTTACGGAGTTATGGATTCTGGCTACAAGTACATGTATGATAAGTACAATGATGTATTCAGATATGTTCCTTTAAATGGTGATATTGCAGGTCTTATGGTTAGAACTGACAATCAAAGAGAGCCTTGGTACTCTCCTGCCGGATTTAACAGAGGCGAGATCAAGAATGTTGTTAAGCTTGCTTACAACCCGGATCAGGCTGATAGAGATGTTCTTTACCGTGCTGACATTAACCCTGTCGTTAAGTTCAAAAATCAAGGCAACATCCTGTTTGGTGATAAGACACTTCTCGGTAAGCCTTCTGCATTTAGCAGAATCAATGTTAGAAGATTGTTCATTGTTCTTGAGAAGGCAATTGCAACTGCTTCTAAATTTACTTTGTTCGAACTGAACGATGAATTTACAAGAGCGCAGTTTGTATCTCTGGTTGAGCCATTCCTGAGAACGGTTCAAGGTCGTAGAGGTATTACAGACTTCAGAGTTGTTTGTGATGAGACAAACAACACGCCAGAAGTTATCGACAGAAATGAATTTGTTGGCGACATCTACATCAAACCAGCAAGATCTATTAACTTCATTAGATTAAACTTCGTTGCAGTAAGAACCGGAGTGGCGTTTGAAGAAGTAGTAGGAAGATTCGGAGGATAAAGTAAATGGCTTTTAATATTAACTCTTTTAGAGAAGAACTTGAGTTTGGTGGGGCTAGAGCCTCACTATTCTCTATCGAACTCCAAAACCCGGTAGACTCTAGGGGTGATGATAAAATTCGTTTCATGGCTAGAGCTACGGCAATCCCATCATCTTCTATTGGCTTCTCTGAAGTTCCTTACTTCGGCAGAACCATTAAAGTTGCTGGTCAAAGACGATACGATGATTGGCTGATCACAGTAATCAACGATGAAGACTTTGCTGTAAGACATGCTCTTGAAGCTTGGCACAACTCTTTGAACTCTCACGAACCTAACGTAAGAGATTCTGGGTATCAAAGACCTGAATCTTACAAAAGAGACGGTTCTGTTATCCAGTATTCTAAGTCTGGCGACATTCTTAGAAAGTATAAGTTTGTTGGTTGTTTCCCTTCCGATCTTACTGCTATCGGTCTTGACTGGGCGCAGTCGGATGTTATTGAAGAGTTTCAAGTAAACTTCAAATATGACTATTGGTTGTTAGATGAGTCTAGAAGTGTTAGAACTAATACAGTAGCACCCGGCAATCAAGGCGAATTTGTTGCTGAAGGTCGAGCACTTTAAAATAAGGTATAGTTGATGGAAATTTTTGGTTTTAATATTAATCGTGTTCAAAAAGAACACGAAGACAATAAAACAGTAAAGACATTTACACAGCCAGAGTTTGATGATGGTTCTATCAGCGTCAGCACTGGTGGGTTTTATGGGTCTTATGTTGATCTTGATGGATCCGTAAGGAATGATGTTGAATTAATTAATAGATATAGAGATATGGCAATGCAGCCCGAAGTTGAGGTTGCTGTTGATGATATTATCAATGAGGTGATTAATCCTGATGAAGCTGGTGATACACTAAAAATTTCCCTCGACAAAGTTCCAGTTGGTGCAACGCTTAAAAAATTAATTTACACGGAATTTGAGAAGGTTGTTGAACTTCTTGAATTCCGTGAAAAATCCTATGAGATGTTTAGAAAGTGGTATGTTGATGGTAGACTTTATTATCATGTAGTCATTGACGAACAAGCACCTGAGATAGGTATTCAAGAATTAAGGTACGTTGATCCAAGAAAGATCAAAAAAGTTGTAGAATTTGAAGAAGTAAAAGATCCGAAAACAAAAGCTTCTGAAAAGAAAATAAAAAATGAATACTACATGTATAATAATGACGGTTTTCTAGGATCAAATGTATCGGCCATGCCTCAGACGGCATCGACAATTAAAATTGCAAAAGACTCTATCATTTACTGTGATTCTGGAATCAATGATAGAGCAAATAAGATGGTACTCTCCCATCTCCACAAAGCAATCAAGCCAGTCAATCAGCTTAGAGCTTTAGAAGATGCTGCAGTCATTTATAGACTTGCAAGAGCGCCAGAAAGAAGAATTTTCTACATTGACGTAGGTAACTTGCCGAAAATGAAGGCAGAACAATACCTCCGTGACATGATGATGAAACATAAGAATAAGCTTGTTTACGATGCTTCATCAGGTGAGATCAAAGATGATCGTAAGTTTATGACAATGTTAGAGGACTACTGGCTTCCAAGAAGAGAAGGTGGTCGTGGTACGGAAATTGGCACACTGCCGGGTGGTAATAACTTGGGCCAGATGGAAGATATCCTTTACTTCCAAAAGAAACTTTATAGAGCACTTAATGTTCCAACTTCCAGAATGGAAGCTGAAGTATCTTACACTCTCGGAAGAGCTTCTGAGATTAACAGAGACGAAGTTAAATTTCACAAGTTTGTGAAACGTTTAAGAGTAAAGTTTAACGAGTTTATTTACACATGCCTAAAAACACAGCTTGTTCTCAAAGGCATTATGAACATTGCAGAATTTGATTCTATCAAAAAAGATATTCTTATTAGATACAATGAGAATAACTTTTACACAGAACTTAAAGAGAACGAAATTTTCAGAGAACGTTTGATGACGCTTAGAGAGGCTGAGCAATACAACGGCAAATACTTCTCTACAGAATACATCAAGAAAAACATTCTGAGACAGACAAATTCTGATGTTCAACGTATTATGACAGAAAACATGCTTGAATATCAACAGTCTCAACAGATGCAACAGACAAACTCTTCTGATCAAGAAGAATAAATAAAGGAAACAAAGGAGAACCCAAATGAGTAATGTAAAAAATATTATTCACTATATTGCTGAAGATGACTTAAGCGGTGCTTTGACAGCCTTTAAAGGTGCAATGTCTCAGAAGCTGATTGAGGCTATTGATAAAAGAACCAATGAAATTCAACACGAAATTTCAGAACAATACCCAGAAATCTTTGACTCCGAAGCTGACAAAGAGTTCGTTGCTAAGCATTCGGGAGACGTTGTTGATCATCCAGTAGCTGATGTTGACCAGCCTGTAGACAGAGAGCAGGGACACAGAGAAGCTGACTATGACGATGATGAAGATGAACAGGTCAACGAAGAAACTGAGGAAGATCTTGAAGAAGAGTCTGAAGACGATTCGGATGACGAAGAGTAAAAGAGGATATAGATATGTCAAAGAAACTTTTATTGGGTAAAGAAAAGAAAGTTAAGACAGAGGATAAGTCAAGCTTTACGTATGCTGCTGCTGAAGCTGCTCTTGCTGATAAAAAGACTTTCGATTTTGACGGTAAAGAATATCCAGTCGAGATTACCAAAGAAAAAGCTAAAGAAATTGTTAATGAAGAATATGAATTCTTTATGGAACAGGTAGAACCGTTTGATATTAGTCCTCTTCAAGATTATGTTGATAACCAAGCTGTATATGGGAATATGGGTGAATTAGCTTCAGATGACAACGGCAACCCAGCTTTATTTGGAAAAATTGTTCAAACAACAATAAAGTTTTTACAAGCGGTTGGAATTACTCCTCCTTCGGAGACCGTTTTGAGATCTAAATTTGCAGCAAGACAAGCAGTTCCTGAAATTAGAGAACTGCAAAAAGAACTCGGTGTTGGAGTTGATGGTAAAGTCGGTCCAGACACATTTTCTGCAATGATTTCTAATTATAAAAATTTGAAATTCAAAAACCCACCAAAAAGCTGGTCTGAACTTTTAGCTGATTTTAATCGTCAAGTTTCTACAGTTAAAACTTTCTTTGGCAACATTCCTAAAAATTGGTTGGAAGGATTAGCAAGTAGTATTGGTATGATTTCCTCCGGTTCTGGTGTCGCTGGTAGAATGATGGGAATTCTTCAATCTTTAGGCTTAGTAGCTATTCCTCTCTCCGTTGTGCTGGCAGTCGGTCTTGCTGGAAGGTTTGGGTGGAGAAGATACGTTAGAAGCAGAGAAAAGAGACAACTTGCTAGAATGTTTGCAAATGACAATGACATCTACAAGATTCTTGAAGCAAAAGCACAAGAGGCCGTTAAAGATATTCCAGATTTTGATGAGATCTTATTGAAAGAAATTATTAGAAAAACTGAGGCTGCTGAAAAGAGGTTTGGTATCTAAAATGAAACTCATCACAGAATTAAATGAGGAAGTAAGCTTCCTTAAAGAAAACAAATCTGGAAAACCTGAGTATTTCATTGAGGGTATTTTCATTCAAGGCGAAAAGAAAAATAAAAACGGTAGAGTTTATCCTATCGAAATCCTTGAAAAAGAAGTTAAAAAATACTGTGATACTCTTGTTGAAAAGAATAGAGCTTTTGGTGAGTTAGGTCATCCTGAAGGTCCAACAATCAATCTCGATAAAGTTTCCCACATGATTGTAGAGATCAATCAAGATGGACCAAACTTTATTGGTAAAGCTAAAATTCTTGATACACCAAATGGTAAGATCGTTAAGACTCTTATTGATGAAGGTGCAACACTTGGGGTTTCGACAAGAGGAATGGGTTCTTTGAAATCCAGAGGTGAGTATCAGGAAGTACAAAATGATTTTTCTCTTGCCACTGCAGCAGACATTGTAGCAGACCCTTCTGCTCCTGATGCCTTTGTCAATGGTATTATGGAAGGTGTTGAGTGGGTTTGGGACAATGGAATCTTAAAAGCTTCTACCATTGAAAGATATGAAGAAATCGTTGAAGAGAAAACTAGATCAAATAGTTTGACCCCAGAAGCTAAACTAGCATTATTTGAGAATTTTCTCAAAAACTTATCTAAATAAATAATACTCAGTTAAAGGAGTTTTTAAAAATGGCACGTAGAAGAAAAGTTGTTGAATCAACAAATATTCCTCCAGTAGAGGAACCAACACCAGAGTTGTCCTCTTCTCAGGTGGTAGCTTCGCCCATGCCTTCCGAAAGACCACAAGATAATCCGGTCGGTGAAGGTATGTCAAGAGCAGACAAAAATTCTGCAATCATCAATGCTGTTCTCACAGCAGATGATGCAAAAGTGAATCAGGTACTTGCTACAGTAGCTGAACCTGCTCCAGAGACAACAGAAGCAAAGCCTGAAGACAAAGCAGACGAAATTCCAGATGAAGCTGCTGTCGTCAACCAGTCTACTATCATGGCTAAAGAAGCTGTTGATACTATTTTTGCTGGTGAAGGGCTTTCTGAAGAAGTTAAGAACAAAGCTGCTGCTATCTTTGAAGCGACCATTGCTCAAAAGATGGAAGAAGTAGAAGATCAAATCATTGCAGAAATTTCAGAAGATTTTGAAATTCAGTTCAACAATGAAGTAGAATCTCTTACAGAAGCTGTTGATGGTTTCATTACTGATTCTGTACAAGATTACATGATCGAAAACAAGCTTGTGCTTGATAACGGCATTAAGGGTGATCTTTACGAGAACATGATCACCGACATCTCTAAAGTCATTAAGTCTTACAACATTGCAATTGATGACTCTCAAGTAGAGATGGTTCAGGAAGCTTACAACGAAGTGGAAGAGCTTAAGGGTAAGCTAAACGAACAGATTAAAAAGAACATGAACCAGAGAACTCATATTAATGAGCTTGAGAAGGCTCTGGTTTTCGAGGCAGTTTCTGCAGACCTTTCTTTGATGCAAAGAGATAAGTTAAAGAAATTAGCAGAAAATGTTGATGCTGACAATGCTTCTCAGCTTAATGATAAATTAGTAGCACTTAAGGAAACTTTTGTTGCAAATGAGTTTGATACAGCATCGGTATTAAGAGAAGCAGTGTCTTCCAATGTTTTCTATATGGATGAGCAAGTTGAAGTTGAGCAAAATGATAAATACATCGACAATAATGTAAAGAAATACGTTGATGCAGTTTCTAATCATGTAAAAAAAGTCTAAGTAATAGGAGTTACAAATGAACTTACACGAAAACGTCGTAAATAAGTGGTCTCCTCTCCTTGATCATCCAGATCTGCCAGAGATTGAGAATAGCCACAGAAGAGCAGTGACAGCACAGTTGCTCGAAAACACCGAGAGATCCATTGCAGAGCAAGCTGGTTTTGCTCCACAGTCTCTCTTAGAAGCTGCGCCTACAAACGCAATGGGTGCTTCTTCTTCCGTTGCTGGTACAGGCAACGTAGACATCTACGATCCAGTCCTCATTTCTCTGGTTCGTCGTTCCATGCCTAACCTTGTAGCATATGACATTTGTGGTGTCCAGCCTATGACTGGTCCTACTGGTCTTATCTTTGCTATGAGATCCCGTTACGATTCCCAGACTGGTTCTGAGGCAATGTACAACGAAGCTAACACTGGCTTCTCTGCACCTCTTACTGGCGCTGCTTCTAACGAAGAAGGTGAAGCTGGTCAGAACCTTGGCGATCAGCCTGCTGGTGCAAATACTTCCTACAACTATCAGGGTGGTATTGCAACTGCTGACGCTGAAGCGCTTGGTGGCAACACCACTTACCAGTTCCCAGAAATGGCATTCAGCATTGAGAAAGTAGCTGTGACTGCAAAGTCCAGAGCACTTAAGGCTGAATACACAATGGAACTGGCACAGGATCTGAAGGCAATTCATGGTCTGGACGCTGAAACTGAACTTGCTAACATCCTGCAAGCTGAAGTTCTGGCTGAAATCAACCGTGAAGTTGTTCGTACAATCAACCTGACTGCTGTAACTGGCGCTCAACATAACGTAGCGTCTTCCGGTACTTTCGACCTTGACGTTGATTCGAACGGTCGTTGGATGGTTGAAAAGTTCAAGGGTCTGATGTTCCAGATCGAGCGTGAAGCAAACCAAATTGCTAAAGATACCCGCCGTGGTAAGGGTAACATCATGCTTTGTTCTTCGGACGTAGCTTCTGCCCTGCAGATGGCTGGTGTTCTGGATTACACCCCTGCACTGAACGCTAACAACCTTGAAGTAGACGACACAGGCAAGACTTTTGCAGGTGTACTGAATGGTCGTATGAGAGTATACATCGATCCTTACTTCGTAGGTGGTTCCGGCAACCAGTACATGACCGTTGGTTATAAGGGTGCTAATGCATTCGATTCCGGTCTGTTCTACTGCCCATACGTACCTCTGCAGATGGTACGTGCTGTAGGCGAAAACAGCTTCCAGCCAAAGATCGGCTTTAAGACCCGTTACGGTATGGTTGCTAACCCATTCGCTGAAGGTGACAACGCTGGTGCTGGTCGTATCGAGCAGAATTCCAACAAGTACTACAGAAGAGTAACTGTTGCAAACTTGATGTAATCGAAACTGCACAAATTTATTATGACAAGGGGGCTTCGGCCCCCTTTTTTTATAAATACTATTAGAATTATTTTTGGAGAGTTACATGTCTTATTCTAAAAGTTTAATTGAAGATATTTACGGTCCACAGCAACAACCAAAGGTTACTGTTAAACTAACGAATCCTAATTTGCCGCCAAATATTCCTCTAACGGGTCCTTTACAGGCAACAGGTGCTGATATTGATGTTGGTGGTGCTTTAGGTGCGGGTGAAGCTGCTCTTACAAGAGTGGTAAGAGGTGCTGGTGATGTAGGTCAACAAACAATAGACTACGCTGCTGAAAAAGGCGCAGGACTTTTAGGTACTGCTGGTGATGTAGGTAAACAAACTATAGACTACGCTGCTAGTAAATCTAAGGGAGCAGGATCAGATGTCATGTCTGGTGCTTTAAGTTCTTTAGGAACAACACTTAGCAAACCTAAAAATTTAGCTGCTCTTGGTGCAGGAGCATTAGCAACAGGTGCATTGCTTGGAACTGGTGCTACCATTGCTAACCGTGTTTTCGGACGTAGAAAAAAAGACAAACGCAAGAGATAAAAATGTACAGCAAAAACCTTATCAATGAATTAAATTCTAAAAACGATAAAGATGATTTGTACTACAAGCAAGTAGACCTTGATCCTTATGCTCCACGATATACTGTTCCACAACTTGCCACTACAGCAGGTGGTTTAGCTGGAACAACTTTGGGTTCTCAGGCTGGAATGAGATTAGGTCAAGCGACAAAGATTCCCGGTGCTGGTATTGTTGGGTTAGGTGTTGGTGGTGCTTTGGGTGGTGCTTTGGGTTCTATTGGCGCTTATCAACTTGCTAAAATGGCAAGACCAAAGAAGAAAAAGCCTAAGAAACTGGTACAGTATTACAGATAATGGCTATTAAAAATTCACAGCCTTCTTCTTTAAACTATATTCAACCTAATAATTTTACGTTTAGGGTAAAAAGGCTTCCTGACTTAAATTTTACGGTTCAGTCTATTAACGTTCCCGGTATTTCTGTTGGACGTGTTGATCAACCAAACCCAATTCAAGGTTCTCCTTTACAGGGCGATAGATTGTTTTTTGCAGATCTTTCTGTTGCTTTTCTTGTAGATGAAAATATGGAGAACTACAGAGAAATCTTTACATGGATGAGTAGAGTAACAAACCAAAGTTGGAAGCTTCCCGGTGACTACCATTACTCTACTGTTAGAGATGCTAAACCTGCTTCTGATGAAGGTTTATTTTCAGATATTTCAATTAATATATTGACTTCAGCTAAAAATCCTAATATAAGATTAAAGTTTACTGATGCTTTTCCTATTCAGTTATCGGATCTGCTGTTTGATTCTCAAACAGATCCATCTCAGTTTGCAAAAGCACAAGTCGTATTCACATATAGAGATTATGATTTCGAAATAGTTGGTGGTTGATGAACTTACAAGATATCTATGATAGTTGGGAACAAGATTCCAAATTTGAAAGAGATCTTCTTACAGAAGAAACGTTAAAAATTCCAAGACTGCATTCTAAGTATCTTAGAATGCTTTCTGAAGCAAGACTCAGACTCAAAAAATATGAGTCTGATTACAAAAAACTTTTCCGTCTTAAGCACGAATATTACAGAGGTGATCTAGATAAAGATACCCTCAAGAAAATGGGATGGGAACAAAACCCACTCAAGATTCTACGTCAAGACTTAGATATGTATATTCAACAGGATGAAGATATTATTGAATTGTCAACAAGAGTATCAATTCAAAAAGAAAAAATTTCTCTAATTGAATCTGTAATGCAGCAGATAAACAACAGAGGATATCAAATTAAATCAATTATTGATTGGGAAAGATTTAAAGAAGGCTTGAATTGATAGAAATTAAAAAAGTTAATGAAGTTCATATAAAAGTTGATTGTACTGAAGATATTGCATTTGAACTAAGTGATTTGTTCACCTTCGAAGTCCCCGGTGCAAAGTTTACTCCCATTTATAAGAAAAAGTTATGGGATGGGAAAATAAGACTGTTCAACATAAGAAAAAAGACATTGTATGCAGGTCTTCTTGATCATGTAAAAGAATATTTTGATCAAAAGGAATATGAATATAATGTTGATTGCCCTACAGACCCTTTAACAATAAAAGACTTTCAGTCTTTTGTCAGGGACATAGGCGTCCCTGACTCTATTAAACCTAGAGATTATCAGATAGAAGCTGTTAAGCATGCTGCTGCTAACTCTAGAGCATTACTACTCTCTCCTACTGCTTCAGGTAAGTCTTTAATCATTTATTTGCTTACAAGATTGTATGAAGAGAAAACTCTTATTATTGTTCCTACTACATCTCTTGTTTACCAGATGAGAGATGATTTTGTTTCTTACGGTTATGATGCTGATAACATTCACTGCATTATGTCTGGGAAGGAAAAGGTTTCTGATAAGCCTGTTGTTATCTCTACGTGGCAGTCAATCCATAAGGAATCTAATAATTTTTATTTTCCCTATAAGGTCATTATAGGCGATGAAGCTCACTTGTTCAAGGCTAAATCGTTAACAACCATCATGGAAAAAACAACTGACGTTCCGTACAGGTTTGGGTTCACAGGAACGCTGGACGGTTCTTACACCAACAAGCTTGTTTTAGAAGGACTTTTTGGACCTGTCAGGAAGGTTATAACGACCAAGGAACTGATGGATGCAGATCACTTAGCTTCTATGAAAGTGAAGTGTATCGGGTTGAACCACTCTGACGAGATTAAAAAAACCATGAAGTCTGCTACTTACCAGCAGGAGATCGAGTACCTTTGTACCAGTCAGAAAAGAAATAAATTTATTAAAGGTCTGGCTCTTTCGAGCAAGGGTAACACTCTGGTTCTTTTTCAAATGGTCGATAAGCAAGGAAAGATGTTGTTTGATCTTATCAAGGAAAACGGCAGAGATGTTTTTTACGTGGATGGTCAGACAAAGCCAGAGGATCGAGAGTATGTTAGAAAATATGCGGAGGAGAATGAGAATGTAATTATAGTGGCAAGTTATGGCGTTTTTAGTACGGGTGTGAACATCAAAAATCTTCACAACGTAATCTTTGCATCGCCTTCAAAATCACGAGTTAGAAACCTTCAGTCCATCGGAAGAGGTCTTAGAAAGTCATCCAAAAAAGACAAAGCCGTTATATACGATATTTTTGACGACATACGGTATAAGAAGAAAGAAAATTATACCTACCTACATTTTAAAGCACGTTTGAAAATATATACTGAGGAGAAGTTTAATTTTAAAGTTTATGGGTTTGATATATGAAAAAGAAAAAACCAGTCAATTATATTGACAACAAAACATTTTATCTAAGACTTGTTGAGTATCAAAAAGAATGCTATGACGCGGACAAGGAAGAAAGGGAGAGACCAATCATTCCAAATGACATTGCTATCTGTCTGCAAACCATTGCTACTAGGCTGGCAACCAAACCAAACTACTCTGGTTACATCTTCAAGGATGATATGATTGGGGATGGTGTGGAGAATGCATTTGAGGCTGTTATGAAGTTTGATCCTGCAAAGGGAAGCAACCCTTTTGCATATTTCACACAGATCATCTGGAACGCTTTCATTAGAAAGATTGAGAAAGAGAAAAAGCTTCTTTTAATCAAGAAAAAATACTATGATCACAAGTACGTAAATCAGGAGCTTGTCGATTATTCTCTTTCAGACAAGGCCACTTTGCCGTATGCTGACACATATATTCAGAATGACTACATGGACGCACTAGAGAAGAAGCACGAAGAAAAGAATGGCTAAAATTGTTTTGATTGCTGATACACACTATGGTGTTAGAAATGATAATGTAAACTATCATACTTACTTTGCAAAATTTTTTGATAATGTGTTTTTTCCATACCTCAAGAAAAATAAAATTGATAAGGTAGTCCATCTTGGGGATGTCGTAGATCGTAGAAAATACATCAACTTTCTGACAGCTCATAATCTACGAAAGACATTCCTCCAGCCTCTAGAGGATATGGGTATGGAGATGGATATTATCGTCGGCAATCACGACACGTTCTTCAAGAATACAAATCAGATCAATGCAATTGATGAAGTTGTCAGAAGATATAAGAATATCAACTTCTATAAAGATCCCGAAGAGGTAGATCTTTTTGGTGTTCCGACTCTGTACCTTCCTTGGATATGTAAAGAAAATTATAAACAGAGTATGGACATGATAAAACTGTCTGAGTCTCGTTTGTGTATCGGTCATCTTGAGATCGAAGGTTTTACTATGCAACCCGGTCAGCTTAGTAAAGAGGGTCTTAGTCCATCAATCTTTAAGAAGTTCGAGAAGACTCTTTCTGGACATTTTCATCACCGATCAGACAGCAACGGCATTTACTATCTTGGTTGTCCGTATCAAATGAACTGGTCGGATTACGGTTTCGTAAAGGGGTTTCACCTTCTAGACACCGATACACTAGAATTGACCTTTATTGAGAACCCTTATTCAGTCTATACAAAATTCGTTGTAGACGGTACGGATCATTTTAAAAACGCTGTTTCAAAAGCTAGTGTTAAAGACCATTACGTTCGTGTTGTCGTCAAAGAGAAAGTTGATGTTGAGGAGTTTGATGATTTTATTGGTCAGATAGAATCTTTCTCTCCGTATGAGGTAAAAATAGTTGACGAAACTATGATTTATCAAGAGAGTAGTTCGGACGTGGATGTTGAAAATATTGAAAACACAAAAGAGATTATCGACAAATATATTGGTCTTATCGAGACAGATGTTGATCTCGATAAACTCAAAACCAAAATTCATGACATTTACTACAAGGCAATGAATGCAGAATAATGCACATCAAGTTTGAAAAAATTCGTTGGATGAACCTGTTAAGTACCGGGAATGTGTTTACCGAGATAAATCTCTCAGAACACAAGACTAGATTGATTGTGGGTGATAATGGTTCGGGTAAGTCTACGATCCTAGATGCTCTTACATTTTGCCTATACAACAAGCCATTCAGAAAAATTAACAAGCCTCAACTTATTAATTCTATCAACAAGAAAAATTGTCTTGTTGAGTTAGAACTTGAGACAGGTGGAAATAAATATAAGATAATAAGAGGCATAAAGCCCAATGTGTTCGAGATCCACAAGAATGGTGAACTGTTAAGCCAAGATGCAGCAAACAAAGATTACCAAGAGGTTCTTGAAAAGAATATTCTCAAACTAAACTACAAGTCTTTCTGTCAGGTGGTGATCGTGGGATCGGCATCCTT